GCTGATGATGAATATGCTCGTTTCACTGCTAATGGTTTAGAAAGTAGAAGTACTTCAGAAGTTTTGTCTGATATAGGAGCTATTACAGCAAGTTCATCAGACACACTAACTAATAAAACAATAGATGCCTCACAACTTTCAGGCACAGTTGCTAACGCGAGATTAGATGCACAATTACAAGATGTTGCAGGATTAGCTACAACAGCAGGAAAAATTATTCAGGGTGATGGATCAAATTTTGCTCTTTCGGCTTATACACTTCCAACATCAGACGGATCTGCAAATCAGGTTTTAACAACTGATGGTTCTGGAGCGGTCACTTTTGCAACTCCAACAGTTGGAGATATTACAGGAGTAACTGCAGGTGATGGTTTAACTGGTGGCGGAACTTCAGGAGCAGTTTCACTAGCTGTTGGTGCTGGCACAGGTATTGATGTTGCAGCTGATGCAATTTCAGTTGATGTTTCTGACTTCATGACAAACGGATCAAACAATAGAGTTGTAACAGCAACTGGCACTGATGGTCAAAATGCAGAAGCTAATATGACTTTTGACGGATCTACATTAACAGTAACTGGAGATATTGTTCCAGGAGCTAACGATACTCACGACTTAGGTGCATCAGGTAATGTCTGGCAAAATATATTTACTGGAGACTTGCATTTATCTAATGAATCTAAATCAGAGGGTAACGCTGTTGATGGTACAAAAGGTAATTGGACAATTCAAGAGGGTGCTGAAGATCTATATTTATTTAATAATAAATCAGGAAAAAGATATAAGTTTAAATTAGAAGAGGTTTAATAAATGGCTTTTGGAATAACAGCATTCGCAGAAGCTACATTTGCTGGCACAGGTTCGCAAAGCATTACAGTTGCATTAACAGGGCAAAGCCTTACAGCGATTACTGGAAATGAAGATGCATTTGGTAATGCAATTGTTTCTGTAACAGGTACTTCTCTTTCTTCAAATATTGCACAAGTAAGTATTTTTACAGGTGTTGAAGTTTCTGTATCTGGAATAAGTTTGAATTCTGCAATTGGAAATGCAACTTTAGATGCTAATACCTTAATAAATTTAACTGGAATATCTGCTACATTAACTCAAGGGACAGCAATACTAGATGCAAATTCCTTAATTGATGTAACAGGTCAGGGATTAACAACCGCTGTTGGACAAGCAGAGGCGGATGATGCTAGTGCTGAGACTACAGGGGTTTCTATGCAAAGTTCTATAGGCTCTGTTCAAATAACTGGTTGGTCTCAAATAGATCCAGGAGTCACGAACACTTGGATTGAGGTTGATAAAGCAGCTTAGAAAATGTATATTAATATAATTATAAGGACATAAATGACATCAAGTTATAGTACTACACTCGGAATTGAATTGATGGTAACAGGTGAAAAATCTGGGACTTGGGGAGATATCACAAATACAAATTTAAATATTATTGAACAAAGTCAGGGTTATTTAAATAAATCTATTGCAGGAGGTGCTCAAACAACCGCATTATTAATAAATGATGGTTCAACTTCTTCTTCTGATGCAAGAAACTTAATAATTGAATTATCTGGAACAATAACTGGAAATCAAATTGTAACTGTTCCGAATGACATTGAAAAATCATATATTGTTTATAACAATACATCTGGAGCTTTTACTGTAGAATTTAAAACTGCTAGTGGAACTGGTGTTACTTTTTCTACTACTGATAAAAACATGAAATTACTTTTTGCAGATGGTACGAACATCCAAGATGTGACTGGTAAACTTTCTTTACAAAATATAGTAACACAAGCAATTACAGCTTCAGGCAATATTGTGCCTGGNGCAACTGATACCTATGATTTAGGAGCATCTGGTAATGTNTGGAGAAATATTTTTACAGGAGATTTACATTTATCAAATGAAGCTAAAGAAAAAGGAAATATTGTAGATGGAACTAAAGGAAACTGGACTCTTCAAGAAGGTAATAATGATATATTTATTATTAATAATAAATCAGGTGAAAAATTTAAAATAAAATTAGATAAAATTGGAGATTCATAATGGGTATAAATTCATGTGGAACTACAATGTTAGACGGAGGACTCTTTCAAAATATTGGCTCTGTTACTTGGAACACTACAGCTAAAACATCAAATTTTACAGCTACTTCAGGAAGTGGTTTTTTTGTCAATACAACATCTGGAGCAATTACAGTAACACTTCCTAGTTCACCATCAGCTGGCAACATTGTAGGTGTTAAAGATTACGCAAATACTGCTGATACTAATGCAATTACAATAGGGAGGAACGGATCTAATATTCAAGGTCAAGCAGCTGATTTTCAAATAACAACTGAAGGAAGATCAGTATTTTTAGTTTATGTTGATAGCACTAAAGGTTGGTTAGTAACAGGGTCAGCAAAAAATAGCGATATTAGTTCTCCACAATATGTAACGGCAACAGGCGGCACTATTACAACAGTTGGAGATTTTAAAATTCATACTTTTACAGGCCCTGGTACTTTTTGTGTATCTAATGCAGGTAATGCCTGTGGTTCTAATAAAGTAGATTATATGGTAGTTGCAGGTGGTGGCGGAGGTGCAGCTAATAGTAATGGAGCAGGAGGAGCAGGTGCTGGTGGTTTTAGAGAATCAGTTCCAAGCCCTGCATCATGGACAGCAAGTCCCTTAGCAAGTCCTGGTGGATCTCTACCAGTATCAGTACAAGGTTATCCTATTACTGTAGGTGGTGGAGGAGCAGGTCACGTAGGAGATCCAGAAAATGCTGGGAATGGATCATCAGGAAGCAATTCAATTTTTAGTTCTAAAACCTCAGCTGGAGGTGGCGGCGGTGGAGGAGCTGGTGCTGGAGTAGCAGGAGGTTCTGGTGGTGGATCAGGGCAAGGACAATCAGGTGTTGGAGCAGGAAATACTCCTCCAGTTAGTCCTCCTCAAGGAAATAGTGGTGCACAGTCCGTACCTCAAGAACGTGGAGCTGGAGGCGGTGGAGCAGGTGCAGCTGGTTCATGTGTTACTGGAGGTGCTGGAGTTACTTCGTCTATAAACAATTCACCTGTAGCCAGAGCAGGTGGTGGCGGTGGAGGAGCTAGATGTTTCCCATCAGTCCCAGGTTCTGCAGGTTCAGGTGGTTCTGGTGGAGGTGGTGCTGGGGCAAAAGGAAATAACGGAACTGCTGGAACGGCAAACACTGGTGGAGGAGGCGGTGGAGCAGGAAGAAAACCAGGTGTAGGAAATTTTACAGGTGGTGCTGGTGGATCTGGAATAGTAATAATAAGGTATAAATATCAAAATTAGATAATATTATGGGAATAAATTCAAACGGGACAACATTAATAGATAACGGACTTTTTCAAAACATTGGTTCTGTTACTTGGGATACTACTGCTAAGACCTCTGGTTTTACAGGAGTTTCTGGTAATGGGTATTTTGTAAATACTACAAGTGGGGCAATCACAGTAACACTTCCATCATCTCCAAGTGCTGGTGATGTTATTGGAATTAAAGATTATGCAAATACTGCTGACACTAACAATATTACAATAGGAAGAAATGGATCTAATATAAATGGTGATGCATCAAATTATATAATGAACGTAGAAGGTCTTTCTGTAATATTAGTTTATGTAGACGGCACTAAAGGTTGGTTATTAACAAATGCATCAAAAGCAAGTGATATTACTGCACCAAAATTTACGATAGCAACTGGTGGTACAATAACTACTTCTGGAAATTGTAAGATACACACTTTTACATCACCAGGAACTTTTTGTGTTTCACAAATAGGAGATGGTGGTGCAGGTGGACCAAGTAATGTTGATTTTTTAGTTGTCGCTGGTGGTGGTGGCGGTGGTGGTAAAGGACAAGAAGATGTTGGTGGTGGAGGAGGAGGTGGAGCTGGAGGATTTAGAACTAGTTTTCCAAGTCCAGCAGGCACAACTCCTGTATCAGTACAAGGTTATCCAATCACAGTTGGTGGAGGTGGAGCAGGTGGACCAAACGCACCAGGCCCATCAGGTTCTCCAACTAGACAAGGAAGTGCTGGTTCAAATTCAGTTTTTTCAACTACCACATCAGCAGGAGGTGGTCAAGGTGGAGGATCTGGTGGAGTTCCTGCATCTGCTGCTGGAGGAAACGGTGGATCTGGTGGAGGTGGAGGCCCTGCAGCGGGGACTGGTAATACACCTCCCGTAAGTCCACCTCAAGGTAATAATGGCGGAACTAGAAATAATAACAGAGGTGGCGGCGGTGGAGGAGCTGGTGGTGCTGGAACAAATGGTTCTACTCCTCAAGCAGGCCCAGGTGGTGCTGGCACAGCAAATTCTATTACAGGTTCTCCTGTCACAAGAGCAGGTGGAGGCGGAGGTGGTTTATATACAACTCCAGGAAGTCCTCCCGCTGCAGGTGGTGCAGGTGGCTCAGGCGGAGGTGGTGCAGGAGCCATCGATGCTAATGCAACATCAGGAACTGCTAACACTGGTGGCGGTGGCGGCGGAGTTGGTGGTCCAAACACAGGAACTGCAAGATCAGGTGGAGCTGGTGGTAGCGGAATTGTAATAATAAGGTATAAATTTCAATAGGTAAAAATTATGGGTATAAATTCTAACGGAACAAGTTTAATAGACCAAGGTAAGTTTGATAACATTGGTGCAATAACTTGGGATACAACTGCAAAGACAGGAGGATTTACTGGAGTTTCAGGAAATGGATATTTTGTAAACACAACTTCTGGAGCTATAACTGTTACACTACCATCATCACCAAGCGCAGGAGATGTAATAGCTATTTCTGACTACGCAAACACTGCAGACACTAATAATATTACTATTGGTCGTAATGGTTCTAATATTCAAGGTGAAGCTTCAGATTTTATAATAAGCACTGAAGGAACTTCTGTTTTATTAATTTATGTCGATGGAACAAAAGGGTGGTTATTAATTGATGCTGCACAAGCAACTGATATTGATGCTCCACAATTTGTAGCTGCTACAGGGGGTACAATTACAACTGTAGGAGATTTTAAATTTCATAGATTTACTGGTCCAGGAACTTTTACAGTGACATGTGCTGGAAATGCTTCTGGATCAAACACTCTAGATACTGTTGTAGTTGCAGGTGGAGCTGGTGGTGGATTTAATGCTGGCGGAGGAGGAGCTGGTGGTTTAAGAAGNATTACATCTATTCCAGTTACTGCTACAGGTTATCCAATTACAGTAGGTGGTGGTGGTTCAGGTGGNACTAATCCTAGTAGAACAGGTGCATCTGGTTCTAATTCAGTAGCTGCATTATCAACTTCATACACTTCAGCTGGAGGTGGTGGAGGAGGAACTGCTGGAATTAATGGAGGTTCTGGAGGAGGTTCAGGAGCAAGATGTGATCCTCATTCTGGAGGAGCTGGTAATCAACCTCCTGTAAGTCCACCCCAAGGTAATCCTGGAGGAGCATATAATATTACTTCATATAGTTGTCAAGGATCTTCAGGTGGTGGTGGAGCAAGCACTGCTGGAACAGCAAAGCCTCAATGTGGAGGAGCACCTGGAACAGCAGGTGGAAATGGAACAGATGTAAGTCCAAATTATCCTGGTCAACCAAATTCAGGAGTTTATGCTGGTGGAGGCGGTGGTGGTGCATGTCAAGCTTCTGGTGGAACAGGTGGATCTGGTGGCCCTGGAGGCGGAGGAAACGGCGGAGGCCCGCCATCTACAGGAGCTGCGGGAACAGCTAACACTGGCGGTGGTGGAGGTGGAGGAACCTCTGGATCTGGTGGTGGCGGAGGAGCAGGAGGCTCTGGTATTGTAATAATTAAATACAAATTTCAATAATATTAATGTATTTACTAATTACCAAATAAATTATATAATAGGAGTTAATTATGGCACATTTTGCAAAACTAGGTTCTAACAATAAAGTTATTCAAGTATTAACTTTAGATAACTCTAATATGTTAAATGCAAGTAACCAAGAAGATGAGTCAGTAGGACAAGCTTATTTAGAAACACATAATAATTGGCCTGCTCAAATGTGGATTCAAACTTCCTATAACACTCAAAGTAATCAACATAAATTAGATGGAACTCCATTTAGAGGAAACTATGCAGGCATTGGCTATACTTGGGACGAAGATAACAATATTTTTTGGGCACCGAAACCTTATACATCATGGGTAAAAGATATTTCTGATGCTTCTTGGCATTCACCAATAGGGGATGCTCCTGTATTAACAACAGAACAAAATGATCAAAATACAGCAGGAACTCATAGATGGACTTATGAATGGGACGAAGATGCATATCAAGCTGATAATACAACTGGTTGGAGTTTGACAAATTTATTAGCTTAACATATACATACTGGTGGTATGGAAAAGAAAGTATTATCTGAACAAGCACTCTATTTTGGCAACGTTGATATGCCAAAAAATTTTGAAATAGATCGAAAAAAACTTACTCAAGATATATTAGAATCTTCTTTTACAAATAAAGAGTTTCCATTTTCAAGAACTTGGGACATGTTAAATACATACATAAGAGATTATGTAAATTTAAATTATGAATTTGTTTTGATAAACAAAAATTCATGGGGATCTATTTATAAACCTAATCAAACTTCGAAACCTTTATTAGATGTAGATCCTGTTGATCTTAGAAATTCTCCAGACTTTACAATGCTTTATGGTGTTGACGTTAAAAACTGTTGGGTTAAAATTTATTATGATGACAATAGAAGAAAAGGAAGAAGTTGGGATATAGAGCTTACTAATAATAAATTTATTATGTTTCCTTCTACTTGTAGATATATTATTTTAAATGAACAAAAAGAAAGTTTGAATTTTATACAAACAATCCTTTATGAATATAACTAATTATTATTGGTATTTTACTGCAGTAATACCGCCTAGAATTTGCGATGATATAATTAAATATAGTTTATCTAAACAAGAACAATTAGCAAGAACTGGGGGTTATGGTGATAGAAAATTATCTGATGATGAAATTATAGATTTAAAAAGAAAAAGAAATTCTGATATTGTTTGGTTAAATGAAACTTGGATATATAAAGAACTACACCCTTATATACATCAAGCTAATAAAAATGCTGGTTGGAATTTTCAATGGAATAGATCAGAAAATTGTCAGTTTACAAAATATAAATTAAATCAATATTATGATTGGCATTGTGATAGTTGGGATAAACCTTATGAAAAAAAAGGGCCAGAAAATGGTAAAATTAGAAAACTATCTATGACTTGTCAACTAACTGATGGTTCAGAATATGAAGGTGGAGAATTAGAATTTGATTTTAGAAACTATGAACCTCATATGAGAGATGAATCTAAACATAGAATACAATGCAAAGAAATATTACCGAAAGGATCTATTATTGTATTTCCTTCATTTGTATGGCATAGAGTTAAACCTGTAACGAAAGGAGTGAGATATTCATTGGTTATGTGGAACCTTGGATATCCTTTTAAATAATGATAATAGAAGAATATTTTCAAACACCTATATGGAGTGAATATAAACCAGAATTTATAAAATCACTTAATAAAGCATCAAATCAATATATCAAAGATGCTAAAAAAAGAGAAAAAGATTATATAAAAAAATATGGAGATTTTGGAAGAAGTTATCACTCAACACCTTTAACTCACAATAATGATTTTTTAGATTTTAGAAATTACATTGGTCAAAAATCTTGGGAGTTTTTAGATTGGCAAGGTTTTGATATGCAACAGTATACAACTATGTTTTCAGAAATGTGGGTACAAGAGTTTGCTAAAAAAGGAGGCGGTCATCACTCTGCACATATACATTGGAATCAACATGTATCAGGTTTTTATTTTTTAAAATGCTCTGATAAAACTTCTTTTCCAATATTTCATGAACCAAGAACAGGCGCACGTTCTACTAAATTAAAATTAAAACCAAGTAAAGGTATATTTCATGGAACTGAGTTAGTACACTTTAAACCTAAACCAGGAACATTAATTATATTTCCAGGATACTTAGAGCATGAATATGCAGTGGATCATGGTGTAGAACCTTTTAGATTTATACATTGGAATATACAAGCAGTACCAAAAGAGATGGCAAAAGATGTCATTTAAAAAAAATAAATACATAGTTATTAAACAAGCAATATCAAAAGATTTAGCTACGTTCATTGCAAATTATTTTTGCATGCAAAAACAAGTTTTAGATACATGTAGAAAAGAAAGATATATTTCTCCTTATGAAACTTTACTCGGATACTATGAAGGACAAGATGAACAAATACCCGATACTTATTCTTGTTATTCAGATATTGCAATGGAAACTTTGATGTTAAAATGTCAGCCAAGTATGGAAAAAGCAACAGGATTAAAATTGAATCCTGCATACACATACGCAAGGATTTACAAAAATGGAGATGAGCTTGTTAGACATAAAGATAGATTTAGTTGCGAAATATCAACCACTATGAATTTAGGTGGTGATTCTTGGCCAATATATTTAGAGCCATCTGGTAAAGAGGGAATGAAAGGTATAAAAATAGATTTAAAACCAGGAGATATGTTAGTTTATTCTGGTTGTGAATTAGAACATTGGAGAAAAAAATTTAAAGGAAAAGAATGTGTACAAGTATTTCTTCATTATAACAACTCTAAAACACCTGGAGCAAAAGAAAATATATTCGATAGAAGACCTCATCTAGGACTACCTTCTTGGTTTAAAAAGTAGTATATTATGATGGGTGCAGTGGATTCCACCATACCACCCCACTGCATCCTTTATAGTATACTTTTCAGTATCTATACGATTTATTAATTTTATTGTAAAATAGTGTTATGGCTTTAACAAAAATACCTTTTAGACCTGGTTTTAATAAACAATTGACAGATACTCAAAACGAAAATAATTGGGTAGATGGAGATAATGTACGTTTTAGATATGGTCAACCTGAAAAAATTGGAGGTTGGGCTCAAGAAACTTCTTCTGAATTAATAGGTATCGCTAGAGCACAACACACTTTTTCAGATTTAGATGGAAGAAAATATAATGCTATTGGCACAAATAGATGTTTGTATATTTATCATTCAGGAGCTTTTTATGATATTACCCCAATTGATCCTGATAGAAAATCAACTGGAGCGAATATCTCAACTACAAATGGATCAACGACCGTAACTATAACTACATCAGGTACACACAGCTTACTTGTAGGTGATATTGTGACTTTCGAAAATGCTGGTTCATTTAATGCGGGTCAAACTGGTTATACTGCTAGTAGTTTTGATGATGTATTATTTGAAGTCAAAACAGTTCCAAGCTCAACAACTTTTACAATTACAATGTCGTCCGCAGAGACTGGTTCAGGAACCACGAACAACGGAACATTAGATCCATTACCATATATTGAAATAGGTAATTTAGTTCAAACAGGTGGATTCGGTTGGGGAGCTAGCACGTGGGGAGCATCAACATGGGGCACAGCAAGGTCATCTACAAATACTTTTTTAGATCCAGGATTGTGGTCTTTAGATAATTACGGTCAAATTTTAATTGCAACTGTTAAAAATGGAAGATCATTTAATTGGAACCCAGTAGCTGCAAGTTCAAGTGCATTGACTACAAGAGCAGTGAGTATAACAAATAATCCTACCGCATCTGTAATGACAATTGTTTCAGATAGAGACAGGCATTTATTTCATTTAGGCACTGAAACTTCAATTGGCACTGCTGCATCACAAGACAAAATGTTTATAAGATTTTCTGATCAGGAGGACAGAACTGTGTACGCACCTACTTCTACAAATACTGCAGGAACTTTTCAACTTGATTCAGGCACTGAAATAAGAGGTGCAGTTCAAGGTAAGGATTATACATTTGTAGGCACAGATACATCAGCTTATATAATGCAGTTTGTTGGTCCACCTTTTACTTTTTCTATTAGACAAGTAGGCTCTAATTGTGGAATCATAGGTCAAAATGCAATGGTATTTGTAGATTCAACAGTTTATTGGATGTCAGATGAGGGTGGGTTTTTTATGTATGATGGTTCCGTAAAACGTATGCCTTGTTTAGTTGAGGATTTTGTTTTTAAAACTACAGGCTCAAATCCTGGTTTAAATTTTAATGGGGGTGAACAAGTTTTTGGTTCGCACAATAGTTTATTTAATGAAATAATTTGGTTTTATCCTGATGCTACAAGCACGTTTGTAAATAGAATAGTGGTTTACAATTATTTAGAAAATACTTGGGTAACAGGAACTTTAGCTAGATCTTCTTATGTTGATAAAGTAATATTTGATAAACCTTACGCAACTAAATTTGTAGAAAATAGTGCACCTAATTTTCCGACTGTTAGTGGAATATCTGCTGATCAAGGAAAATCAATTTACTATGAGCATGAAACAGGAGTTAATGAAGTTGATGTTAACGGTAACAAAACAGCGATCGAAGCGTTTATACAATCAGGTGATTTTGATTTAGATACAAATGGCGAAGGAGAGTTTTTTATAAAAATTAGAAGATTTATTCCTGATTTTAAAATTCTACAAGGTAACGCAGAAGTTACTATGCAGTTAAGAGACTTCCCCTCTGATACACAATCAGGCTCTCCATTAGGCCCCTTTACGATAAATAGTTCAACTCAAAAGGTAGATACAAGAGCTCGTGCAAGATTAGCAGCACTAAAAGTATCTAATAATTCAACGGATGAAAATTGGAGATTAGGTCTTTTTAGGTTTGATTTTCAACCAGATGGTAGAAGATAATGGCAAAAATAACAGCTTACATACCTGAACCAAAAGAAAAATATGAACCACAAAATCAAAGACAAATCATAGCATCATTAGAAACATTAAAAAATCAACTAAATTTTTCTTTTCAAAAAGACTTGAAAGATGAGCAAGATGCGTTTAATTATTTCATGTCATGACAATACAATATAAAAATCAAGGATATAAACAAGCAGGCACAGGTAAGACTACCGCACTTACATGTCCAAGTAATGCAACCATAATTGTAAAAAGCGTTTATGTTGCAAACAATGATGCTTCTTCTGCTATTTTGGTAAACATGAATCTTGTAGATTCATCTGATTCAAGCACGGAATATGAATTTTTTAGAAATGATTTAGCTGCGAAAACACAAGTTAATGCTACCCCTCAAGGTTTAAATTTAGAAGCAGGTGATTCAATAACAGTAACAGCTGCGTCTGGGAGTAATAAAATACAAGGTGCTATTAATTATGCACTTATAGATAGGTCACAAGAAAATGGCTAAACAAAAATTTGTTCATTTTGTTCCAAGACCAAAACCTAAAAAAAGACCAAGAAGACATAAGAAGACACTTAACAAAAACGAAAAAAGAGATTATAAACACTACAACAGACAAGGACGATAATGACAAAAACAGTAATTATAAATGGTGAAGAAGTTCCAGTTCTTCCAGCAAAAGCTGAAGAAGAAATAAAAAATAAAAGAACAGGTCAAGTATATGCTAGCAAAACTGATTTTGATAATGATGTTGCTGATTCCAATACTGATACTGTTGAGGATGATCTTCAAATCAATCAAAAAATAACTGTTGCATCTTTAGAGGTATTTGGTAAAACCAAATAATGAATCCCAAAGGTGGAACTGAATTACAGCATGGATTTTTAGATCAATATGCTGATACAAAATTATTAGATCAAGTACAGATTACAACTTCTGTACCAGAAAAAATTCCTTTACATCCAAGTAAACCAAATATTCTTTGGCAAAAAAATTCATACGATCAACCAAACATTGCACCTTGGTTTAGTGAAAAAACAAACCATGATAAATATGATTGGTATGTATTCAATAGTAATTGGACATATGAAAAATTTAGAATGATGTTTGATTTACCAACTGAAAGATGTCATGTAATTAAAAATGGTTGTACAAGTTTTCCTAAAAGAAAAGTATATCAAAAAGGAGACCCAATAAGAATAATACACCAAAATACACCATGGAGAGGTTTAAGTGTATTACTTGGTGCAATGCAATTAGTAAAAAATCCATTAATCAAATTAGATGTGTACAGTTCAACTGAAGTGTATGGTGAAGAATTTAAAGAACGAAATGATTATAGATACGTACCATTATATAAACAGGCTTCTGAATTATCTAATGTAAATTATATTGGTTATAAACCAAACAGTTTTATTTTAGAAAATTTGAATAAATACAACATGTATGTTTATCCGAGTATATTTGAAGAAACATCTTGTATCTCCGCTATTGAATCTTTGTCTGCTGGATTATATTCAATTGTAACTAACTATGGTGCTTTGTATGAAACTTGTGCAGAGTTTCCTATGTACGTAACTTACATAAAAGACTTAAAAATATTATCTCAAACATTTGCTTCTGCTATTGAAATGGCTGCAAAAACACTCCATGAAACAACAATACAAGATAGTTTAGATATGCAACAGGCTTTTTATAAAAAATATTACAATTGGGATAAAAGAGCAATGGAATGGAATAATTTTTTATATAACGTAATAAATGCAAAAAAGTAAAAATTGGTCTAATAACGATACCTACCAAACAATAAAGGAGATAAACGTGTCCTCAGAAGATCCTTCAAAACCTATTTGGTTTGAAAAAGAAAAAACAACCTCTGAAATGTTAATGGAGGGATTCAAAGAAGAACAGAAAATAAGACTATGTGTTGGAACACCTGTTCATTCAGAAGTGTCTATTCATTATACACAATGTCTATTAGAAATTCAAAAAGACTTTATGAAAAATGGAGACAATGTATCTTTTTTAATGCATAAATCATCTTTGATAACACAAGGTAGAAATTTAACAGTCGCATCTTTTTTAGAAACTGATGCAGATTATTTATTATTTTTAGATTCAGATATAGCAATTGGGCCTCATGTAATTAGAAAAATGATTAATGCTGACAAAGATGTAATATGTGTGCCTTATCCTTTAAAAAGTATACAATGGGGAAAACTTAAAGAACGCTTTGAAAGAGGTTTTATTAAAACAGAAACAGACATGGAAACTGGAGTGTGTTCTTATCCAGTAAGACTAGAAGATGCTAGTAAAATTATTATGCAAAATGGTATAATAGAAATTACTCATGCTCCTGCAGGGTGTTTATTAATAAAACGATCAGTTTTTGAAAAATTGATTAAAGCATATCCTGATAGAAATATTAAACAAAAATCAGTTATTAACGGAGAGTTTGAAGAAAAACAACATTACTATAATTTTTTTGACACAGTGCATGACAAAGAAACAAAAACATATATGGGTGAAGATTTTGGTTTCTGTAAACTTTGGAAAGAAGTTGACGGTAAAATCTTTGCAGTGGTTGATGAATATATAATGCATGTTGGAGAGCATCAATATATTGGAAGATTTAAAGATGAGTTTATTAAATATGAATAAATTATATTTAGCTTCTCCTACTACGGGTTTAGTAGATATTCATTACATGCGATCTGTGTTTTTGTTACAAGCTGAGTGTCATAAAAGAAAAGTTGGTATAACTTTACATTTACATAAAAGCTCTATTGTAACTTTTGGTAGGAATGGATGCACCGCTGGATTTTTAAATTCTGACTGTACCCATATGTTATTTATAGATACTGATATTCAATTTAATGAAAAAGATATATTTAAAATGATTGAAGCAGATGAGGAAATAACTTTAATTCCTTACCCAATGAAGTGGATTGATTGGAAGAAAGCTAATGAACAACACAACAATTATAAAATACCAGTTAATAAAGGGGGTTTTCATTTTCCTTTAAAAGTGATGAATGAAGATAATTTTGAAAGTATAAATGGTTGGATGGAGATAAAACGAGGGCCTGCTGGTTGTATGTTAATCAAGAGAGAAGCTTTCGAAAGAATGATTAAATACTATCCAGACCTTAAAGTAAGACAAAATCACCTCGTAAATGAAACAACTAAAAACATGAAACATTCTTATAACTTTTGGGATACAGAATTTAATAAGGAAACTGGTCAAATAGTAGGAGAAGATTTTGCTTTCTGCGACCGTTATAGGAAGGCAGGAGGACGAATATTTGCTCTTATAGACTCTGAAATTACTCATCATGGTAATTATCCTTTCAAAGCTAAGTTCATTGACGAATGCGCTAAAATTGAGTAAATTTACATAAATACGTATTTACAGGAGCTTAAAAAAATATGAATCCAGTTTTAATGGCAGCACTTATATCTGGTGGTATAAATGCATTACAAGGTAAAAGAGGTTCCGACCTTTTAAAATCAACTATTAGAGATACAGCAATTGCTTATGCATTAGGTCCAGGTATGGGAGGTGGAGAAAAAGGTATTTCAACAATAGCTTCNCAAGGCGGTAAACAAGCAGCAACACAAATGACTGCTGCAGAAGCTGCAAAACAAACTGGTAAAACAGCTGCAGAAAAATCAATGTTGCAAGAACTTGCTAGAGAAGAAGTTGAAAGAAACATAGCTAAGCCTACTTTAGGTCAAAGATTACAAAAAGGTTTTGAAGCAGTTGAAGGCCCTTTTAGAGACCCAGCTACAGGAGAACTTTCAAATTTTAGATTAGGATTAGGAGCAGCAGGTTTAGGAGGAGCTGCTTACGCTGCAGGATTATTTGACCCTAAAGATCCACCTGATCCAAAGTTTCCTGGTTACAATAGATTTTATGCAGCAGACCCAGAAATGTTTCAACCTTTATCAGGTAGATACGGCCCTGATTACGAAAAATATCCAGAAGGCTCACCTTATTCAGGAATGCAAGAAGGTGGTATTGCAGATATGGAAATGATGTCACCAGACGATGAGATGTTACAATTTGATATGGAACAACAGAAGATGGCCGACGGACCAGGAATTGTTGCAAATTTAATGGATAGATTTTCTGATTCTATTTCTGATCCAAATATGAGGAGGGCCTCAATGAAAGCAATACCTTTAAAACGAGGTGAAGAATATGTTGAAATGGAAACGACTTTGCCTGAAAGAATAAAAAAAGATTTTATAATGAAATTCAAAGATGACCCAGATAAAGCAGCAATTGAATATGCAACTACTATGAGAAACAAAGATAGATTAACAATCGCTGATGTGAAAAAAGCAAAAGATAGATTACAACAAATGACAAATGAAACTGAAATGGATGTAGGTGAAATAGAAGGTATTATGGGTTTGATAGATGATCAATCAAAAACAGGTGTAAGAGTACCACAAGCTGCACCGCCTCCTGCAGAAATAACTGAATTGATGGAAACATTTAGATCTAGAGCTGCTAACGAACCAAGAATGCAAGAGTTCAACAAAGGTGATTTAGTTGATGTTTTACCATCTAAATTAAAAAGAGATGAGAACGATACATCAAATTATAAAAGAACTTCTGGTAAAATGGTTACTGATGAAACAGGTAAAGGATCAGGGAACAAGGACACTATGCTAGCACAGTTAGCAGATGGAGAATTTGTTACTAAAGCTAAATCAGTTTTAGGTGCTGGTAAGGCTATGGGCGGTAAAAATAAAAAAGAACAAAGAGAATTAGGAGCTAAATTTTTTTATACACAAATGGGTGAATTAGAAAAACTAGCGGAAAGTGCATAATGTATTTGATACAATTTAAACCAGAAGAAATAGATAAGGTGTGGCCATTGGTCAAGGATAAAGTTCAATCTGCTTTAGAAAGAAACCATGAAGGTAAAACTTTAATGGATAATCAACATGTAAAAGAAATGTGTAAACAAGGTGTAAAACAATTATGGGTTACAGTTGATAAAGAAGATAATTTTAAAGGTGTATGCATTTCAGAAATAGCAAAATATCCTAATTACAATGTTGGTGTAGTTAATATTGCAACTGGTAACGATCTACCACAATGGATAGATAAAATAAATGTATTTGAAAAATGGGCTTTTGATAATTGTGGATGTAAAAAAATTGAAGTGTATGGAAGACCAGGTTGGAAAAAAATGTTAGAACCTTTAGGTTTTCAATTCAATCATGTTCAAATGGATAAATTTATAGGAGGGCAAATATAATGTCAGGAGGAGGAGGTGGAGGCGGTACACCCGCAAACACTACAAACGTACAAACTATTAGAGAAGCACCAGAAATCGAAGCAAGAAGATTAGGTCTAATGGACGCCGCAGCAAAATTAGCTGAAAAACCTTTAGGCTTACCTGATTTTAAAGTTGCTGGACTTACTGGAGCTGAACAACAAGGTATTACTGCAGCACGTACAGGAACAGGTGCAGGTTTATCATCAATCGCTGCTGCTGAATCAGCCGCTGCATTAGATCCCTCATCACAACAATTTCAAAATTTTTTAAATCCTTATCAATCCTTTATTACTGATGAAATAAATAGACAAGCTCAACTCGGTCAACAAAGAGTAGCTCAACAAGCAATATCGTCTGGAGCATTTGGTGGTGGTAGAGAGGGAATTCAAAGAGCAGAGGCAGAAAGAGCAAGACTTTCTGAAATTGGATTAGCACAAGGTAGAGCATTCCAAGGTGCATTAGGTGCGTTCCAACAAGGACAGCAACTACAAGCACAAACTGGATTGGCTGCGGCTGATGCTAAAATGAGACAACAAATGGGAGACATTAACGCATTATTCACAGCAGGTGGATTAGAAAGAGGAGTAACTCAAGCTGAATTAGAAGCTAAAAGACAGAGTGAGGTACAAAAAATTACTGATCCATATCANAGAATGTCTTTTGTATCCGATATTCAAAGAGGAGCACCCTCTACACAATCTACAGTAACTCAGGGCTTCGCACCAACAGCTTCACCTTTTGCTCAAGCAGTAGGAACTGGTATAGGAGCTTATGCTGCGTTAGCTCCTAATTAGGAGAATAATGGCAAAATTAAAAGATAGAAAATTGTATAAAAAGGGTATCCTTAAATTTAACAACGGAGGGATGGTTCCTCAATCACCATTCACGTCTGCTGGATTAAGTCAAGCAGGTATATCTGCTTTGAATGCTATTAAGAACCCTCAAACATATACACAGTTTGCAAAAAAATTGCCTATGAGAACTATGGGAGTAATGGGTCTAACTAATCCCTATACGTTACCATTTGCTGGTCCTGCAGTTATGTATTCAATTGCAGATACATTTACACCTCAACCAGTAAAAGATAGAGCTGAGTTAAAAAGACAAGTGAGAGGGCCTTATGAAGGTATACAAGATTATGATGAGATTCCAGATAGTCCATCTACAGTTGACTTATTGAAAGAAGCAAAGAAGTTAAATTTAAATACCCCGCTTACACAAAGATTATTTGATAAATTCAAAGATCA